CAAAGGTCAAACGTATTTGGGTAGTCTAGTAGTGGCTAGAGTCTTAGTTAAATACACATTTTAAGTGTAAGACAATACAAGTTATACTTAACTAGTATCTATTGTCAACAGTTATTTTGACAAATCATATATAAACTTACCAGCTTTCTGAGCTTCATGTATCTCTTCATGGTGCTTCTCAAACTCTTTGTCACTCATTTTAGCGACAGTAGATTCACGCCAGAAGTTTTTACTATCATCATCATTTACGGTAGTTCTGCTTTTACTATTTACAGAAGAGGCCGCTGCCTTATCTGCACTGTTATTAGGTTTAGACTTAATGCCCTTGTGTGACTTGTATAGGTCAATAGCTACAGCCACAGACTTAGCATCTTCAGAGTTTTCGTATAGAGCATCCTGTATAACTTTAGGTTGTTTATCTGCCCAGTTATGAAACTCATCTGAGGAGCGAATCTTTTCAAAGTCAGGGTGTAAAGACATAAGCTCAGCTTCAGCTTTTTCTTTCTTAGCTTGTACCCGTAGCTCTTCTATTTCTTTGAGGCGACTGTCCAAGGAAGAAGCTTTTTCAGCAGCTTTATTTTCTGCAATGGCTTCCACAATACCAGCGACATCAGGATACTTAGAAGTCCAAGCTTCAATCTCTTCCTTAGACTTGGGAAGAACCAACTCATTCTTAGTAGCTTTTTCAAGTTGTCCTTGTAGTTTTTCAAACTTAGCATCCCAGTCCTTTTCTTTAGTTTGTAGAAGCTTACGAATATCGCCATATCGCTTCTTGAAAGACTTCTCTTCAGCACTTAGTCCATCTGATTCTGTATTAACTTCTTCAGACTCTTTGGGTTCCACAGACCGTGTTTCTTTTTGTTCCGTATTACCCTCATCTGAAACTTGGGTGTTCTCAGCGCTTTGGCTATCGGATTCCTTATTATCTTCTGCTTCTTCATCGACTTGCTCACCCTTGATGAGTGCCTCTAGTTCGCGTTCTTCTTTCTCAAGCAATTCCTTGTTACGCTCATGTGCGTAGCTGTCTGATTTAATAATAGTCTGTTCTGCCATTGACATGTTGTAGTTCCTTTATGTTGGGGCCAGCATTATTGCCGGGTAGCCTTATAGTTTATTAGAAGGTGTAACCACCTTTACCGTCTGATTTTCCTGAGTAAGATCTACTACCTGAGTTAGGATTGTTATCTTGAGCATCCCTTTGATCACTATTATCCCTCTTGACAAAACCTGTTGGAGTAGATTTATAACCAGCCGCTTCCATATCTTTTCTGTAGTTTTCACTAGCTTGTTTATGAAAGGCGTCTGAACCACCACTAACCATAGCGTTTGATAGAGACTGATCCTTATCTTTTTGACGTTCTTCTTTAGTTTGAAGTACCCTATTACCTTGTTTGTCTACTTTACCATAATCTCTTAAGGAAGTATCTGAAATATCTTCAAGTGGGTCATAGAACATACCCGCCCTGTTTCTAAAGTTATCAGCAGCGGTACTAACACCAGACTTAATACTATCAGCCATGTTAGTCAGTCCACCTAAAAAGTCTGGCTCATTTTCACCATTAAGTTGATCTAGTAAGCTCTGAACTTTTGTTTTATTAACTTCCGTTATATCTTCTCTTTTTAGAAGAGCATTTAACTTTTTACCTATATCTTTCCTATGTGCTATTTGAGCTAAACCAATAACAGGTACAGAAGCCCCCGCTAAACTCTTAGCACCCATTATCTCTTTTTGAACTGAACTAAACCAAGAATCTGCTTCTTTTTTACCTTCAGGTATACTTGAGTAGTCTGGAATGTCCCGTTTACTCACTTCAATAGGTCTATCAGATTTCCTATCACGGTCACTAGTAGGTGTAGTGGCAGTTGGTTGTTCCTTACCTACCTCAGTATATCCTGCTGGTACTGCAACTGTAGGTTGACCATTAACAAATCTAATAGTCATTGTCAAGCCCTGATCATTAACAAAAGTCTTATACTCTTGTGTTTGACCTGCGCTGGGCAAAGTGTAACCTTGCATGAAGTCAGGCTGTATCATACTTGTAACGTCACCACCCTCGTTCATCATCATAGGCTCATCTGGTACTTCTTCTGCTTGTAGCTCAGAAACGTCGAATGGTAAGCCACCCTCTGCTGGTACAGGCTCTCCACCGATACGACCATTAGCTGCCATATCCTCAAAGCCCATCTTAGCTTGGCTACGTAGGTCTTCAAAGAATTTAACACCATAGTAACGAACTACATCAGCAGGTACGACATATTCACCTTCACTTAGGTTGGCATCAATGTCATCACGTACTTCTTCTGGAAGAGATCCCAGTGGCACTTCATTACCTGATACGGGGTCTACCTCTTCTTTATCAGAAAAGACCATTTCCATTTGTTCATTTACTGCCATTAACTGTCTCCCTGAGTAGCTTTAAACGCCTTAGCGTACTAATGGCACCCTGTGCTGAGTACACCTCTTGTACAGAACCAGCCTGTTCCATAGTCCTGTGTTGTGTAGCTATAAGGCTATCAATAAGCTCATTAAACTCATCCATAGCCTGTTTGTTATTAACGAATTGCTTAAGCGACATTACCAGTAAACCCTTGTTCTCCCGGCGCTGGGGCTGTACCTATACCCATCTGTGATCCACCGCCACCTGACGTATCAGCTACACCCTGTGGGCCTTGACCTTGTGGTGGTGCTACACCCTCTGGTCCTGCTGGTGGTTGTTGTGGTGCTTGAAACGCTTTTAAGATCTCAGCCTGTATAGCTGCATCCTGCATAGAGTTAGTCACCTTAGATGGGTCAAGATCCATAGACTTAGCAATCTCACGAATGATGTAGTCCATCTTAGCAAACGGTGCTAGTGTTGGATTCTGTGCTACTTGCAAGAATTGCATCAGACGTTGTGAGCGTACCTCGTTAGCCATAAGGCTCTCTGTACCAGATGCACGTACCTCTAGGTCACCACGAATATCCTCATCAAAGTCAAACTGCATGTTAAATGCAAAGAATGACTTACCTAGTGGCCGTATGAGGTAATCATCCACGTTTTTAACAACATTTCGTATGCTGCCATTAGCTGCAGACATAAGCATAGAGATGCCAGAAGCAGTTCGCCCCACTCCACTGACGCCTGTTTGACCATGTGCGAAACTTGGGAAGCCTGTACTTTCATCTGCTAATACCCTAGCTTTATCAAATAGTTGTAGGTTCTCTTGTGCTACATTGGGAAATTTGGTCCCAAAAATGCCTTGACCCGGAGCACCCCCCTGTCTGCGAAACACTTTTCCAGGGTACACACTTAAGTCCTGCCCCGGCACCAAATTGGTTTCATCAACCTCAATGATTAGATTACCAGATAATGCAGCATTGTCAATAGCCATACGCATAAACCCATTCATAAGAGTCTGCGTATCATCCATATTTTCCGCTATACCTACCCCAAAGAATGAGTAAGGGTTATGTTCGTATGGTGTTGCATAATAAGGTATAGTTGCTGGCTTAAACGGATTAAGCACAAAGCGTAGTACCTCACCGTTACACACCCAGATGTTACAGCTAAGTTCATCTAAGTCTTTGTAGTCTTTAGGAATAGATACACCATTCTCTTCTAGTAACTCTACATCGACAAAGCCCCAGAACTCTAAGACTTCCCAGCGCTCTGTAGTAGCCTCAGTCTCATTGTCTTCCATAGTCTGTTCCCAGTACTTCATATCGTAGTCTGGGCCTTTATCTACGGCAAGCTCAACAGCATCCTTCATAAAGTAAGGACGGTTCTTCAAACTACGTAGCTGTGTACGAGACATCTTGTGACGCTCTACTACATACTCTGCGTCATCCATACTTGAGGCTTCTGGGTCAGGGTAGAAGTTCCATAGAGATACGTGACTAGTAGAGGGTACAGTCTTAACCAGAGGGTCATACTCACCATCCTCATTCCAGTTAGGGTACTCCTTGTCTACAGCAAATGGACCCTTCATAACACCAGTACCTAGAAGCGCCATCTCAAAGGCCATAGAGCGTAGATGCTTATTAGCGCCTGACTCTACAAGCTGGTCATGGATCTTCTTCTCCATCTTCTTAGCGGCCACCATAGCAGGGTGAAACGTTACTGTGGTAGGGGTGGTGCCATCACCCTCAATAACCTTATCACTGACTGGCCCTAGCTTCTCCTCTAGTGGTCCTAGTCGGTTCTTAAGGTCAGCCATAGTCTCACCGGGCTTTAACTCAGTGTCAGGGCCGATTAAGTAAGGCTTAGGTGCTGCGTCCTGTGTAACATTCTTTAGTCCATCCCCAGCCTGTTCAGCATTAGGGTCAATGTTAATGTGAACTGACTCAGCTACACCATCTGGTAAAATAGATGGGTCAATAGTAAGTGGGAACTTGTTGTTACCAAACAGTACATCTACAATCTGACCGTAAGCAGCAAGGGTCTTTGTCTTAGTAACTTTAATAAAGACACGAGACTTTTCTGTGTCAGTAAATTGTACATCTGATCCGTAGATACCACGATAGTTACGATAGGCACGTAACCAACGTGTTTCATCACCATAACGTGCATCTTCTGAACGTTTAAATCGTTCGTTTACAAATGCAACAACACTAGACACAGACTCAAAGATGCTATCCTCTGCATCCTCTGCTGCTGTTACTTCATCTGTTTCAAACATGAGTTCGTCTTGTTCTGCCATATTTAATATCCAAAGCTAGGGTCAGAGACTTGAAACCCTGATCGTTGAGTTGCAGGGTTGTAGTCCCATAGGGAACTTCTAGGTCTTGTCATTATACCATACCTTAGAGCGTCATACAAGTGGTCTTCAGCATTTGTATCGACATCTTCAGGGTTTCTTTTATCTAGGGGTATAGATGGTAGTTGAGCTATAGTGTTGGTACAGCTAGAAAAGAACACAAGTCTAGGCTCATCTGTATACTCATCTACTTGTAACCGTCTATGCATCTCGTTCTTACCTGCTACACGAGAGCCTCTAGATCTATCTGATGGACGCCAGCGACATCCTTTCATATTCATTTGTTCAGCCAGTGACGGGCCAGTATCACCACGCTTGTGCCATAGAGAGCTATCCAAAACACCATATCTAATTGTGCCATCTTCTGCCTCTGCATCCAGTATCATGTCAGCTAAATCAGTAGCTGTAACTTTAGAACAATATAACTCTCTGTAGACAACAAGCTGCTCACTGGGTGATACAGCAATCCAGACAACGCCTGTGTAGCTTCCGTAACCGTAGTCGCAAGCTCTAAACTTAGTCCAGCTTGAGGGAATTTTAAAAGGCTCCACGACATGTATGGCTCTGTTCCACTCAGGAAAGGCTGCACCCTCATTGACATCCCAGTTACCCTCTAGTAGTTGCTTACGTTGATGCTCTGGTAGCGACAGAAGCATTGCCTCATAATCACCACTCTCTGCTAAGTAGGGGTTATCAAACAGACTAGCAGGTATAAACCTACGCTTAAACAGTGACTGCCCAGCCTTAGAGTGACCCGCTGGATACTTAATCTCTTCACCTGTCTCAATATTAGTAGCCCAGAAAGCCTCACCATACTTAGCAGGATCAATAAACATCTTCTTAACCCATGAGTGACCGCTGCCACCGGGGTTAGTTGTCGCTCTCATGTAAAGACCTAGCTCCATAGAACTAGCAGATCTCAAGCGACTCCTCATATAATCCCAAGCGAAAGGTGTAGGCCATTGAGTAAGTTCGTCGAACCCAATCCAGTTAAACGCCTGACCTTGATATCTCGTAACGTCCATATCCTTATCCAGATATGACATCCACAGTCTACCACCTCTAGGTGAGATCCACTGAGATTTTCTTTCAGACCACTTGATTCCCGGTACAGCACGAGGGTACAACTCCTGAGACTTCTGTATAAGTTCCCTTAGTTCTTCTGTAGTGTGTCGTACTAACAACCCACTAAAGTTAGGGTGGTTTAATCCATGTAGCGGGTCAGCAAGCATAGCATATGACTTACCACCACCAGCACTACCCCCATATAATACTTCACGCTCAGATGAACTAAGAAAGTCTGTCTGAGGGCCGGGGTTTGGTTTAAACACGACATCCTGTGCAACCTCAACGTCAAACTCAGGAGCCTTAACCTGTGCAGGAACAGTTGTAGGGGGAGTAGCGACTGTCTCTGACTGTTTAGCTTTCTTCTGAGTACGCCCCGACCCTGCCTTTTTCAAGCTTCTCGATTTCCGCAAGGGTTTCTTGGAGCCTTTTGGCAAGTCTGCGTTTAATAATAACTGCTTTTTTACGTCTTCTGTCAATTTCTACTCGCTTCTTTAAGCCCATGTGAGATATATACCTATCAGTGTGCTTTGTCAACCAAATTGCAACTTCTCTGTAGGAATATTGTTTTAAGTGTCTCTTTGCAAGCTCAAGCGCTTCTAGTTCATGCGGTATTGGTACTAGCAGTCTTTCATTGTCGGGGTCTAAGTAGTAACCAAAAGGGATAGTCTGTGATACCCTAGCTACCGTGTGCCATTCTTTCTCTTTGCCCTTATTAGGTTTGGGTAATTCCCAGAAACCCAAGTCTCTCTTGTAGTCAATTTGTGGCAAGGTCTACTCATTCTTCCCTTCTTTGGGGGGTAAATAAAATATACCGCCACCTCCTGAAGTTACATCAACCTTGTCTACCTTGCCTAGCCCAGCGCGATCAAGTAAATCTTTCGCTGCGGCCATCTTGTCACGAATACCTAACTCAGTAGGATCGTATAATGCCTGTGTCATTGCCATAGCTGCCTTTGGTGCAGTGCGAGCAAACCAAGTACGTGTCTTCTCACCTATCTCATCCTTTAAGGCTTCAACAATAAGAGAAGTGGAAGTACCATCTCCATACCCAGCTAACTTCTTAGCTTGCACAACATCTCCATTAGCCTCATCAAAGAGAACCTCTAGAAACTTCTGTTGTTTATCTGTTAATGATCTTGCCATTATAACGTCCTTAAGTAAATTAAACCTACAAAGCTACCTGTAATAACTAGGAACAACACAAAACCTGCTCCCCATTCTACTAACTTACGCTGCATCTCTATACGTTTGTGGTCATGTTCTTTCTTTTGTTTACGGATATCAGCCTCAATACGTAGAAGCTCATCCCAGTGAGAAGGTCCATACATTACACAGATGTAATCCTTGAGTTCCTTCCGCATAGCCTCAGCTTTTTTCTTAGCTGCGAATATCTCCATAGCTTCTGCTTGAACGCCACCACCAAGGGTTTTATACCAAGGTGGTTTAGCGTTCTGTCTTTCAGCAAAGTCTAAGTCACTTATAGCACCAGCCCATTGTGTTAGCTGACTGCCCATATCTTGTAAGTCTTTACCTACCGCAATACCCTTCTTAAGAGTATTAAATGCGGTAGTTGCTAAACCTATAGCGGTTACTGGATCTATCACTGTAGGAACCCCCTCTTCTAAGTCCACTACCTGTTTGTCTATCTGTATCACCTGATGATACATTAGCTAAAACAGTAAGACTTAGAATAAGGGGTAACTCCCTAACTAGATTCACTGTTCGTTGCCGTATACACGATTATATATCTCCCCTCTTGAGATACCGATATCGTGTAGTTCTTTATTAGTCATATTCTTTAAAACCCAGTAGTCTGCTCGACGCTGCTGATGGTTCTGAATACGTGTTAGTAAGTTCTTAAACATAGCACTATCTCCTTATGTTGTGTGCATGGAGATAGTTATACTTATTTACTAGTTGAGTAGTAGATATAAAATGTGCATACCCGCTATCTGTTAGGGTTATAGTACTGCCTTACTGAGATAAATACCTCTAATCCACCACTAGAACCATCGAATGCTAGGATCTTATCCCCAGCATGTAGATGAATCCTGTCAGACG